TCTTACATTTGTTTGTTGATCTATCATGTTACCATCTTGATATACTTCAAACGTATTTGGTTTAATACCTCTATGAACTCTCCATTCATGACCAGCGGTTTCAAATTCTATATCAACTTCACAGTTCCTACCATTAACAGAGTTAACTAATCCATTCCGTTTAACATTACGGTGTGGTTTATTAAACAAAGCAAATGATATGGCATCTAATATGGTAGACTTACCTGCACCATTAGTACCTACAACAAGAGTTGATCTTGATTTATTTAGGTCTATGGTTATGGGGTTGTTGCCGGTAGAAAGAAAGTTTTTGTAGCTCAGTCTTTTAAATAATATCATAGGTATATTATATCACAATAAACGTAATTGTACATACTTATACTTCTGAATCTGATAGATTATTTAGTGTCTCTACGTTAGTCCTTTCTGTTTTTATGAACATCATATCTAGCCCGATAGACTTTACTTGGTTTAAGAAATGATCACAATCGTTATATAGTGTTGCAGCAAATAGGCCGGTTTGAAAACTCATATCCATGCTCATTTCCTCTTCATCTATATCATGTTTTTTAATAGCTATCTTCACAAAGTATTCACCTGTTGCAGTAAGTGTACCACAATTCATTCTCCAATATTCAAGACCACCTAATATCATTAGGACAAGTTTCTTATCTTCAAAGTAAACTCTATACTTCTCTTTGTCAATTTCATTCTCAGTCTTAACATCAGCTTCAGTTTTCATAGGTTCGTTTTTAACCATGACAATTGTGTTGTCACTTTCAGGGTCTTCGATTATAATCACATTAGGCTTTGGACTAAAGTCAGTCCATATCTGCTCAGCCATAACTGGACTATTCCATATTACATATAAGCAAACAAGAACAAATACTCCTGTTGCTATTCTTATTCGTGCCATATTTTTCTTCATTGTATCTCCATGTCTATGGCATCATTATACAATGAGTTCATAAGAGTTTTTAGTTTACCCTTATCCAGATCTGTATTTACACCATCTATATAACCAGCCATTAGGTCGGTTGTATTTTCTATATCTTCTATATTGGTGAGTACATTCTCACCTAAAAATTCTGAGAAATTCTCAGCTATCTTCAGATCATGTGTATCTAGATCTGATATTCTTTCAACAAACTTATCAAACATAAAAGGATTAGATTTATTACCTACAATCACTTTGACGAATTTGCCGCTAAATTTATTTATATCGTAAGACGTATAATCTGTAACAGTATCATCATAATAAATCTTCTCAAATAATGTTAATGGATTAGGTATTGCTTCAATAGTTTTTGTCTCTGTATCAAACACATGGAAATATTTCTGATCACCAGCATCTGCCCATGTGAATTCCATTTGACATCCTAAGTATCTTATGTTACCTTGTTGACTACTTGCATGATAGTGACCAGATAAACACATATCGAAATGCTTAAATGGTTCTATACCCATACCGTGACCTTTAGGTTGTTTAATACCTCTCATCATTTCAAAGTCTTGTAACTCTAAATGACCCATCATAATACCGTCATTACTTGATAAGAACTTCATAGACTCTTCATGATTCTCTGGATTAATCCATGGTATCAAATGAACTTCACAACCATCATAGTTCATGGTCTTAGGTTTCATTACAATATTAATGTTGCTTGTATAGTATCCTAATAGTTCTTTAAGAGAACATAGATCATTTGTGTTCTTATGAAATACATCGTGGTTGCCTGGAATGATATCCATGGTCATACCTGCATTCTTCATAGGCTCAAGGAAATGATTTCTATTAGCATTCAATGCCTTAAAGTTTACAAACTTACGGTGATCATAATAGTCACCAAGGTGAATGATCTTTTTTATATCATTATCTCTACAGAATGGAAAGAATACTTTATCATAGAATGCTTCTTGGAAGTCTATGAATATCTGTGAACTATTTCTTACACCACAATGGGTGTCATTCAGTATTGCTATTTTCATTTTGTTTTCCGCAGTGTGGACAATATAATTTCTTTGGTACCCATTCGTGTTCCATGGTTGCTATGCTCCAATAAGCCATGCAAAACTGACATGTGAAATGCCAGATCGTTTCTTTATCTACTCTCACTATGTAACAACTCTGTGCTCAGGTTTCCACCCAAGTTTTTTCATTTCAGTAATATCTGCACATGTTACTACACGTTCGTGTGATGGATTCTCAGCATTTATCTGAGGTGATCTATATGGCATTAGTTTTGCCGCTACCTCTTTTAAATTAATTGATTCGCCTGTTCCTATATCTACACACTTACCCACCATTATATCATAGTTTTCCACCAATGTACATACCGCAGAGCATAAATCTTCTATATGAGTCCAGTCTCTTTCATGGTATCCATTAATATATTGAACTTGATCAGGTTCATTTGTCATTCTATAATACATCATATCCTTTCTTCCTGGATAAACTGTATGAGGTCTAAAGCCTACAAAGTGATGGCCATCCATTTCATTAACCTTCTTCGTTGTAGCATATGGATTAGTCCACCATTCATGAGCATTAGAACTTGATGCGTATAAACATTTCATCTTACGTTCTTTACAGAAATCAAACACTCGTCTTGTACCAAGTACATTTGTTTCCCAGTATTCTTCAGGATTTTCAAGTGATCTACGAACACCTGTCTGAGCTGCAAGATGAATGACCATATCAAACTTACCCATTATGTAATCAAACTCGGTGATCTCACCGGTATAACCGTATATTTTATGTCCTTGCTTTTCTAAATATCGCGAAAGGTGTGAACCTATATAGCCACTAGATCCTGTCATTATTATATCCATCTTCTATCCTCTTGAATGTCATCATTAATTTCACGTGCTTTTTCTAATAAGGTTAGTTTACCTTTACCTGATTTAACAAATGCACTTGTATCTTTTGGGAAACACATCCCACCAAATCCGTATTTTCTATCTGGCCCTGGTACCATCATATGGCTATTGCCAATACGATCATCCATACCTACTAATTCAGTTAGCTCATCAAATCCATTTTCACCAAACAGATCTTTTAGTTCATTAAAGAATATAACCTTGGTAGCTAAGAATGAATTGATTGTATACTTAGCAAAACATGCTGTCCTGATATCAGTAAACTTTCTGTTATCCATCCTTATACCTGCATTCATAAAAAGTGAATACCAATACATACATTGATGTCCACCAAAGATAGCAAACCTCTGATGTAGAAATTCTTCTTTAGAATCAGCTTCGGTTAGGAATTCTGGATTAGTTGTTAGGAACTTATCATCTTGCAATAACTCTATAAGCTCAGGTGATATAGTTGACTTAATAAGGATAGGTACTCGTGTTGCATGCTTACGAATGTCATAATGATACTGTTCAACTAACATGTCATCACATTCACCTGTCGGACCCTGAGGTGTAGGTACGCATATAACAATACCATCATAGTAATTATAATCAGCATAATCATTAATGCCATCATCTAAAGGATTCATATCCTTAGGTGGATCCATGATCTGTATATAATTTGATGGATCTTGATCTAAACCTTTATAAACTGCTTCACCTACTACACCATAACCAATGATTAATAAGTTCTTCAAGTCATCACCTTCTCTAATCCTTTCTTCTTGACTTCCTTATCAACCTTATCGAATTCTTTAATAGCATTATCGGTCTCTCTGATCTTACTAATCTTCTCACGAAGTGTATCAAGGAATGACTGATCAATTGGACTGTTCATATCAATAGCAGAAACAAAGTCTTCTATGTTAGCCTGCTCCATGAACTTAAATTTAATATCTGATTGCTTTTTCTCTTTAACGATTCTACGAATGAAAGCGAAGTAAGCTATTTGAGTGAAGTATGAGAATGCATTAGGCTTACCTGTTCGAGTAGATGCATCAATACGATAGTTATAAATTGCTTTAAGACAATTCTCAACACCATCCATTACCATCTCATCTCGATATGTATACCGTACAAAGTTTGGTTTGTGAGATAGTCCTTCACATATCTTCATAAAGCATATAGCTATATAGTCAGGTACGATTGGATTCTTTGTGCCAGCTTCTTTAGCTGCGTTTGCTTCAGTTACATAGTCAACCACAGCATAACTAAACTGCCTATTGTTTACATAATGGGGTTTGTCTCTTGGTTTAATTTTCTCAGTCATTTCTTTCTCCATGTTATATACATTATATCATATAAAGTTCATTTGTACATACTTAGACGCTAAAAGATGAGCCGCATCCGCATGTTGTTTTTGCTTGTGGGTTAGTCACTTGAAACCGTGATCCTTGTAGATCTTCTACATAATCTATTGTTATTCCTTCTAAGTATTGATAGCTCATTGGATCAATACGTAAGTCCATACCATTTTTCTCAAGATGAAAATCACCTTCTATTATCTTCTCATCTAATATAAAACCATAATTAAAGCCTGAACATCCACCACCAGTAATATAAACACGTAGATGTTCGTCTCCGGATTTCATTCCGGATACTTTGTCTGCTGCGTTTGAAGTTATTTCCATATTTATTTGCGGTTAAGTATGTACATTGTAGTAAAAGTATGATATAATAAGAGAGTATCTCTGCGGAGGGACAGTATATTAATGAGTGGTAGCGTTTCCTTTCATAGTTCTCATCTGATCAGCTACACGTCTATCATCTGAGTCAATCTCATCTAAGATTATTTTCATATAATGTGCCTTAACATCATCACTAACCGTCGATGTAATCATGACATTAAAATCATCGAGGATGTGTAATTTCTGTTCGGCAAATGGTAACCAAGGAGTCATGATATAATGATTATCCTCTTCAATCATTACCTTCATTGGTTCTTCTATACCAATATGTTGACCATTCGACTCATCGTTTAATTCATGTGTGTATGCCACTATGCATTCACCAGAGATGAGCTTGTATAGTTTAACAGGTATGTCTTCTAAGTGTACTGGTAGGTTGTCTTTATCCATATATGTATTTATAACAATTTTATTTCGTGCATCTTAAATTTAAACCTTTCTTTAGAGTATATCTTGACGCGTTCCGCGGCATGGTTAAGTGTGTAATTCTTATTAGCTTTCCAATGTAGGTCATCAGCTATGTCATATATCGTTGTGTCAAGAGAAGATTTTCTTAATCCTCTACCAATAGATTGTAATACTCTTATCTGAGATTTACTTGGTGAGGCAAATATAATATTATGTAGGTTAACTATATTGATACCTGTAGAG